CGGCTGCTTGGTCCTGTGCTGGGCCGCCTGCAGTCCGAGATGCTGCAGCCGCTGATCTCTCGGGTGTTCGGCATCCTGCTGCGCAATGGCGTGCTGCCGCCTGCACCGGATGAGCTGCAGGGGCAGGACATCGAGATCGAGTACGTGTCGCCGCTTGCCAAGGCGCAGAAGCTGACGGACCTGCAGTCGATGCTGCGTGGCTTCGAGGTGATGATGCAGATCGCCGAGGTTGCCCCGGTGATGGACTACTTGGACAGTGACAAGCTGGTGAAGTACCTGGTTGATACGACCGGGATCCCGGCGACGGTGATCAGGTCGGATGAAGAGGTCGCGCGGATGCGCCGGCAGGCTCAGCAGCAGCAGCAGCAGCAGAGCGAGCTGGAGACGCAGATGATGCAGGCTGAGGCGCTGGGCAGCGCGGCTCCGATGGTCAAGGCTCTGGGCGGCCCCCAGGCGCTTGAGGGGATCACTCAGGCATGAACAAGAAGATCGAAGAGCTGAAGCTGGCGTATCGCCGGACGTTCAACACGGATGACGGCCAAGAGGTTCTGGCCGATCTGAAGAAGCGCTTCTCGTTTGAGGCGACGACATTTGTTTCGGGCGATCCACAAACATCTGCTTTCAATGAAGGACAGCGCGCAGCCGTGCTGCTGATCGTCCGAATGCTGTCCGAGGAAAAGGAAAGAGTATGAGCGAAGAGGCAACCCAGGATTCTGGATCTCAGCAAGTCGCGTCTGCATCGGCGGCTCCGGCTGCCGCACCGGTTGGGTTTCTTGACAGCCTGCCGGAAGATTTGCGCCAGGAGCCGAGCCTGCGCAATTTCACCGACCCGACCATGCTGGCGAAGAGCTATGTGCACGCGCAGCGCATGATCGGGGCGGACAAGATCCCGCTGCCCGGCAAGTCGGCGACGGATGAGGACTGGGCGAATGTGTGGGCCAAGCTAGGCCGCCCGCAAACGCCGGACGAATATCAGCTGCAGTTCGAGAACCCCGTGTTTTCGGACAGCGAGCTTGAGGGCTTTCGGAAGTCTGCTTTCGAGGCTGGCCTGAACAATCGCCAGGTGGACCGGATGGCCCGGTTCCTGGAGGAGGCTGTGACAGGCGCCAACGCGTCACGATCGGAGATGGCCGAGAGAGCCGTGTACGAGGCTGAGCAGGAGCTGCGGCAGGAGTTCGGCCAGGCGTTCGAGCAGCGCATGGGGTTGGCGTACAACGCGGCCAAGCAGCTGCTGGGGGACGCCAGCCTGCTGGACGAGGTGCAGCTTTCTGATGGCCGGATGCTGGGCGATCACCCGCAGGTCGTGCGCATGTTTGCCAAGCTGGCCGAGCAGATCGGCGAGGACCAATTGCTGGGTGAATCGAGTGAGCTGATCATGACGCCGCAGGAGGCAAATCAGCGCATTTCAGAGATGACTAGACGGGACAGCCCATATTGGGATAAACTGCATCCTGAACATGACACATACGTCGAGGAAGTCCTGCGACTTCGAGAGTATGTTTGATGTGGCGGACAATCTTCGGACCCGCCGGGCATACCGATCAGATCGGTGGAGTAGCGGCCCTAAGCAGCAAGCACGGCCCCGCCTTTGGGACAACCGAGCGTAGCACCCTGAAACTTTTGTTGGAGTGAAAGACTGATGTCTACCCAAATCACTACGGCATTCGTCAATCAGTTTTCCTCGAACATCCAGATGCTCTCGCAGCAGATGGGTTCGCTGCTGCGCAACGCGGTGGACGTGGAGACTGTGAATGGCGAAAAGGCCTTCTTTGACCAGGTCGGCAGCGCGGCTGCTGTCCTGCGCACCACCCGTCACGCTGACACCCCGCTGGTTGATACGCCGCATTCGCGTCGCATGGTCACCATGTCGGACTACGAGTACGCCGACCTGATCGACGATCAGGACAAGGTGCGCCTGCTCGTGGACCCGACTTCGACCTATGCCCGCGCTGCTGCTGCAGCTATGGGCCGGGCGATGGATGACGTGATCATCTCGGCTGCCCTTGGCAGCGCGCTGACCGGCAAGGACGGCACTACCTCGACCCCGTTCGACAGCAACAACCAGATCGCCGTGGATGCCTCTGGTCTGACGCTGGCGAAGCTGATCGCAGCTAAAGAGATCCTCGACAGCAACGATGTGGATCCGTCGATCCCGCGTTACATCGCAGTTTCTCCGAAGCAGATCACGAACCTGTTGGATGACCCCGAGGTGACCTCGGCTGACTACAACACCGTTCGTGCGCTGGTTAAGGGCGAGCTGGACACTTACGTCGGCTTCAAGTTCATCACGACCAACCGCCTCGGCCTCGACGGCTCGGGCGATCGTCGCTGCTTTGCTTGGGCGATGGACGGCATCAAGCTGGCCGTTGGCAAGGAGCCGACTGCCCGCATCGACGAGCGCGCGGACAAGTCGTACGCGACCCAGGTCTACTACTGCATGTCGGTCGGCGCGACCCGCATGGAGGAGGCCAAGGTCGTCGAGATCATCTGCGACGAATAAGGAGAGCTGACCAATGGCTACTGTCTACTCCGCGCAGCGCACCAACGCTCTCGCAAGCCCTATTGTGAACAATAAGGCGAACGAGATGGGCGGTCGCGTCCGCATCGCGCACGGCACCTACGAGGCATCGGCGCTGGCATCCGGCGATGTGATCGAGATGTTCACCCTGCCCAATGGCGCACGGCTGATCAGCGGCTCCCTGGCGTACGACGCGCTCGGGGCCTCGACCACGCTGTCTGTCGGCTACGCGGCGCACGTGTCGTCGGCTGGTGCGACGGTCAACGCCTCGGCGGCTGCCTACAAGGCGGCTGCGTCCACCGCGTCGGCTGGCAAGGTGGATGTCCTGGCAACCCTGGCGCTCGGCTCGGGCACCGAGGTTGACGCGAACCAAGACGGCATGGTTGTGACGGCGACGATGGGCGGTGCGGCTGGCACCGGCACCATCGAGCTGACGATCATGTACGCGATCGACTGATCGACTGGCGGGGCGGCTGAGGCTGCCCCGCCAGCATATGCGCGGAGGGTGAAGCGTGACGAGTACGGTGTCGATCGTAAACAACGCGCTGAACATCATTGGCGGGGCGAACATCACTGAGCTGGAAGAGAACGCCAAGACGGCTCGCGTGATGAACCAGATGTATGAAAGCATCCGGGACGACGTCTTCCGTGCGCATCCTTGGAACTGCCTGATTCGTCGGGCGAACCTGGCGCAGAGTGTGGACACGCCTGCGTTCGACTACGCGTACCAGTACGCCTTGCCGACTGACCCGTACTGCCTTCGGGTTCTGGAGTTTCAGAACGGGTCGATGACGTACCCGTACGAGAATTTGGTTGGGCAGGGCAACAAGCCGTTCTTCGTTATCGAGGGGCGCAACATCCTGACGGACAGCGGCACGGCGCGCATCAAGTACATCGCGCGGATCACTGACCCGTCGCAGTACGACGCCGGTCTGATCTCGGTGCTGGCCGCTCGCCTCGCTTCTGAGGCGGCTTACGCGATCACCGGCTCCACGTCTGTCGTGCAGTTCGCAGACGCGCTGTACGAGCGCAAGCTGCGCGAGGCGCGGTTCTCCGACGCCACGGAGAATGCGACAGTTCGGCTGGAAGCGAGCGACTTTATCGAAGCGAGGTTCTGATGGCTCGCTCGGCGCCCGCGTTCAGCTCGTTTACCGCAGGTGAGGTGTCGCCCCGGATGGAGGGGCGGGTCACGCTGGACACCTACCGCGAAGGTCTGGCCGACATGACCAACCTGCTGGTGCTGCCGCAGGGCGGCGTCACGCGGCGGCCTGGCACTGAGTTTCTGGGGGAGATCAAGGATAGCTCCAAGGCTGCGCGGCTGATCCCGTTCCAGTTCAAGACGTCGGACACCTACATCCTCGAGTTCGGGGACCAGGTGATGCGGGTGTTCCGCAACGGTCTGCAGGTTCTGGATGCGACCGACAAGACGATCACGGGCGCCACGCAGGCCGACCCTGGCGTGATCACGTCGAACTCGCACGGGTTCAGCGATGGCGACGAGATCTACATCGACTCAATCGCCGGGATGGTGGAGCTGAACGCGAGGAACTACCGGGTGGCGAACGCGACCACCAACACGTTCACGCTGACTGATCTGTTCGGCAACGACATCGATACGACGGCCTTCACTGCCTACACCTCGGGCGGCACGGCCACCGAGATCTACAACGTCGCGACGCCTTACACTGAGGCTGACTTGCCGAATGTCCGTTTCGTGCAATCGGCTGACACGATGTTTCTGGTGCATCCCAGCTACGCAATCCGGAAGCTGACGCGCTCGGCGGACAACAACTGGACGTTCTCGACCG